TGCTAACAGGCTGAGATATAGATGCTGGGCCTGACTGTTTTGTCATTTCCATAATGCGTTCCATTGCTTTAAGACCTTCTGCCGTTTCACACATTCTTTCTATAGCTGGCAATTCAGCTTCAGCAAACGTATTAGCAGCAAACAACTCTACAGCATCTGTTCTTGCTTTAGCATTGTCTCCAAGTTTTGCTAGCTCTGCATCATAGTCTGGCCCATCAGCACCAGTATAATCAGCATACTTTTGGATGCCACCTTCAAACTCTTCTTGACTAAATCCATTTTCCCATGCGTGGTTAGCCCACCATTGTAACAAAGGATTTTCTGCTGCTAGAGATTCATCTATGCTATCGGGCAAAACATAATCACCTGCTGTAGCAGGTCTATTAGCAAAAGCTTCTGTTTCAAGCTCTTCCATCAAAGAATTTTTTATGTCGTCTTCTTTTTTACCAACATGAGATTCAAGCTCTGAATAAGATTCAACCATAGCTTCTGGTGTTGTAAACTTTTCGGGTAGCCAATCAGGACGCTCACTAGGAGCAGCGTCTGCAAGTAATGGATCACCACCCTCGGTAACTACTTCTGTTTCTGCTGGGGCTTCAGCTTGCTGTTCTTCGCTCATTGTTTTTTACCTTATGTGCATGTTTAATACGAGTTTCTATTAAGCCAACTAAATACCTTTGGCCCTCTACATGTCTTAGCTCACCATCACTTACTGCGGGGCCATTGACTAACTCTATTGTTATGGAACGCAGATATTTAAGGAACTCTTGACCAAGTTCAGTTCCAAATAATGCTGCTGTGTTTAAGCTAATTTTTGCGTCTTCACTCTGATTACGATGAAATCCGTCAACGCCTATATAGGCATTATTGTTTTTCGCCAATCATTACTCCTGTGGTGGGGCTTGCCCCATCATTTGCTGCTGTTGTTGCTGCTGTGCCATCTGCTGTGCCATGGCTACAAGCTGCTTTCTCTCCTCCAAATCTCGCACCAAGTTATCAGGAACGCCAAACTTGTTAGCAAGATATGCCGCAGTTTCTTCAGAGTTAATAAGTATGTTAGTTAGTTCAGGCCCAAATCGTCCTTGCACAAGCTCTAAGAAACGTGCGACGGAGGAAATATCTTGGTTTGCTTGAGCCTGTGCAAGCGGTGATACAGAACGAACTTTAACCTCTCTGCCATTAATAGTAGGAAGTTGAATACGTCCTTGTTTTTTAAGAATATAAACTACACGTTGTAATACAGGTTGTACCAATTCAGCTTGTAGTCGTCCAAAAGCAGAACCAATACGACGTGACAAATCTGCCATACGTTCTGTAACTTCTGTTGCACTAGCAGGGGTTCGGTCAGGATTACCAAGCATGTCATTGTATAAAGCTCGTTTAATGTTCAATCGCATGTCAGATAAAACAAGATTAGCAACATCAAAAGAGCCAGCAGCTTTAATAGGCTGTAAACCCAAGGAGTTAGGGGCTTTTGGTATGACGGTGCCCGGGACGAGATTGATAGTATCTGGGTTAATAACACCATCATCGTCCATCTGATAAATGCCTGAGATTGCCATTTGTGCATTTTCAAGTATCAACTCAATTGTTAGGTTGGTGGTTTTGATTGCGCTAAGTGCATTGATAAGAGGGCCACGCCCATAAACCTCACCACTGCATTTAGACCAGCGAAAACATATAAATGGATTTGACCCCACTCCTTTATAAATATCTGATTTTATTATATCTTTTGTAGACATCTCGATTGCGTGAAACAAGAAAGCGTCTTCATTTTTTACAGTATAGTCTTTGCAAACTACTTCAAGTATTTTTGTTTTTTCATCAGGGGTGTTTTGAATTTTTTTATTAATTTTTTCGCCTAATGTAGCCTTGGGATACATATGAGGTATGTCAGAAAATCTAACCTGACGCTCACGATATACATGATCTATTGTATCATCTGGCCCTGTATCAAGCACAACATGAGGCAAAGGGATAGCAGAAAACATTACAGGGTGTACTGAATCACCTTCAGATACAGCAAGAACTCCTGTTCCTACTGCCAAGTCCATAAACGATTCATGGACTTCCTGACCGAAGTTAGAGTTTTGGATAACTTCAAATACATACTCTGTGACTTCATCAAGCTCATTATTGATTTCATCTTTTTGTTCTTTTGGGACTTCAGAACCCGCAGTAAAATCTGCCCATCTAGCAAAGTTAGGAACCAAACCCTGCTGCAAGCGCGAGGCAAATTCTTGAACGCCAACCACTGCCGTTTCATCAAAGATTTTATCGTCCCTACGTTGACCGATACTTTCCGCATAAAAGGATTCTCTCTGAGGTAGTGAGTATTCGTAACACTCTTCAAACAAAGGGACAAAGTTTTCACGCAGATTTTTTGCTGCTTCATACTTCTTTAAGTACAAAGCAGCAATTTTATCGTCAGCGAAAACGCCAGAATGATTTTCTTCAGCTAAGATCATTATGAAAGATACTTATTGTAAAAACCCATTCCACCGCCAGAGCTTTTAATAAGGGAGCGTCTACCTGTGCCGCCCTTGCGTCTAGCTACTGTTTCTTCCAAAGCTTCTTGCTTGACTTCTTTTTTCTCAGCAATAGCTTCTTCTTTTTTCTGTTCCTGTTCAGCCTCGGCAGACTTATCAGGTGGCGGCGGCTTACTTCCTCCTCCTCCAAAACACATAGCGAATCTCCTTATATTAGATTAATATCTATACGCACAAAACAAACAAGAACGCAACGCACATTTTACATCCTTGCCCATAAACCTTGTCGTTGTCTACCCTTTGGTTTTTTTCTAAATATATCAAAGTCAGACCTTGCATTAAAAGCAACGGCCTGTTTCTGTCCTGATATAAGCTGTCTACCTTCGCCAGCCCCTAGCATTAGATACTGAAGAGCATCATGTATATGCGAGTACATGTTTTTATCAGGCTTGTCATCATATCTTTCGCCAGAAACTTGTATGCGCTTATAAGAGTAACCGCCCTCAAATCCTTTGATAAGTGTAGGGCAACGCCTATCAATCATAAACGCTGGCTTTCCGTCTGCCATTTTATTTAGATAAGACGATACAGCTTCTAATCTTAGATCAACAGAGTTGCTTGGCGCAGGGGTTGCTTTTAGACCTGCCCCTCTAAGTATGCGGAACGGTGTATCTTCATCAGTCTGTGCGCGGAAATCACCAGCAGGGTCGCCATAAATATGAACATCTAGGTGGGCAAACCGAGTTGCTATTTCTTGGCGCAGCAGTTCTGCAAACCTAACAATGCCCATATCAATAGCTACAATCTCAGATTGTATAAGCCATCGTCCACGCACCTTCTGACCAAATACAGCGGCAGGAGTAAGGCCAAAGTCAATACCAATATACAAAGGTATACCATCTGCAATTGGTACAGGCTCTTTAGCTATGTGCATATCAGGGGCAAACATTCCGTATACAGGCTTTCCTTCTTGGATTGCACCTAATCTATTCATAACATAGACATCAATCCAGCTTTTTGTTTTACCTCTTACTAAGTTTATATAATAAGTTTTTAGCATGTTGCTGTGATTCTCAGCATTTTTATTTGGCTTATAATCAAGAACATTGCCTTGGTTGTCTTTAATTTCGTTCATGCCAGAAGGTTGCGTATAGAAGTTCCAGTTGTCAGGCTTGACTAACATTCTAGCTTGCTCAATAGGAATGTGGTCTGGAACAGGAACTTCACCTGACATAATAGGCCACCAGTGATCTTCTTCTGGCGCATTGGTATCTGCTATAACGCCAGACCAGCTAGGCCCACCCTCACGCATTGAAGGGAATCGACCAACACGCATAGTACATGCATCAATAATTGACTTAGGTATTTCTCTAGCTTCGTTAATCCAAATGCCAGTAAGTTCAAGGGACAAAAGTTTCTTTACATCCTCTGGCCTATCAAGGGCTAGAAAGATAACCTCAAGCTCTAAGTCTGCTTTCTTTATGTGATGAGTGTAAGGAACTGACCAGTGGAACCTGCCCCAATCATCTTCGGGAAACCAATCCAGCCAAGTCTTTATTGTAGTAGTTCTAAGCTGCGGGTTAGTATTACGAATGATTGCCCATCTGCTACGCCTGATCCCATCGCCGTTTGGTTCTTGCTGCAAGGCTCTACGAAACACCTCAACGCAACAAGCAACAGATTTCCCAGAACCAACAGGGCCACGAATGCCACGAAAGAAGTTATTATCTTTCATAAATGATTTTAAGATTTCGCCATCAGGCTTGTACTTAAAGTTGGTCAACCTTATGATCCTTGCCAAACTTAATCATTCGCTCAACAACCTCTGGGCCTATGGC